CAACACCAGACGCAGGGGTAAACGGTCTCCTTGAGCCCTACACAAACCCGGTCCTGCTTGCTGCGTCACAGATCGGCGCTGCGGTGGATTATGCAAAAGAGTTTGCAATGCCTTCCTCCACAAGTCTCTCTGGATTTGGGTCAGGAACACAATCAATGGGGTCCTTCACAACATCGGGTATCGATGCAGGAAGTCTGGCCACCAACGCTGGAATTCTCACGACAAACCTCGAAACCATATTCGGAGGTCTTGGTGCGGGGGCTCCTAAGGTCAATGACACGAAGGCAAGCGACACCCCGGGAGGTCCTTCCCCTGAAGCCGGTACAGAACCAGTAAAAACAGGAAAAGCGGGTAAAGGCGCGGCCTACGTTCCTGATCCCGAACTTATTAAGTTGCTGACATCGGTAGGTTTCGTGGGAGAAGATCTCAGAGAAGCGTGGGCGATGGTAATGCGGGAGTCGCGAGGAAACGCAAACTCTCACAACACAACGCCACCAGATGATTCCTATGGACTTTTTCAGATTAACTACTACTAGCCGGAAGAAGCGGCGGAGCGAGACCGCAAATTTGCACAGTATGTACCGGGGTACACAGACAGGACAGACCTTTTTAATCCTGAGATTAATGCGCGGGCTGCTGCGTATATGTCGCAGAAAGGTAAAAACTGGTCTGCGTGGGGCGACCCTCGGGAGGTGGCCCAGCCGTGGTACGACGACTACGACACAAGTGCGCCGAGTGCATCCCACGGCATGGAGACGGTCACGAGAGATGGTCCCGTCAATGTGCATCAAGGCGAAATGATTTTTCCTGCGGCGGCGGCACAGGACTTCAGGGACGCATTGCGCGAGGCACTCGGTGGTGGCGGCAACAAGCAACCTGTCACAGTCACCCTCAACATTGAACGAGCCTCCGATGATGAGGCCGAGAGGTTCGCAAACAAGGTAATCGATCTACTCGAGAATAAAGATAGAGTTTCAAGGATTGGTAGGTCATGAACACATCCGACATCGTAAGTATTGGCTCGCGGCCCCTGCTTCCTAGTTCCGAAGCCACATATTCTCAGCAACCTAAGGACGCTCTGTACACGCGACTGCTAGCGTCTTTGGCGGAGAAAGCGTGGGTACGCCCCACCAATTACGAACCGTACCTCTATGAATTTCCCGGTGATCGGACTACTGAACGCTACATTAGAAACAGGACAGGTGCATAGAAATGCCAGACCCCACCGGAAGTACAACTCCAGCGTCGTCGTACACGATTGAGTTCAACGCCCCTGCCCTAATGTCGTCAGACACTACCGTGATGCCCGGGCTGGACGTAGACTACAAAGAAGGCGACCGAAGTAAGAGGATCAATAACTCAGGCGGAGAACTGCTCGAAGTAAGCAGGGCAAAAGTACTGCGTCGAAAAGGATTCTTTATACCGGACACGTCGTACTCGAGTGACTGGGCCGAAAATGAAGACGATGAGTATATTGAAGGAGAAGGGGCTAGTGGGCTAACTGCCGACCAAGCGGAGCGATACCAACAAAGTTTAGTAGTAACTGGGGGTCGAGGTTCAGCAGCGGCGGTTCTGGATCAGGCAGAGCAAATAAAAAACCCTAAAAAGGCTAACGTCGGAAACTTATTCCCTAACGATAAAAAGTATGGTTTTAGGTTTATGTACAACCCAGTGACATTGTCGTTTGGACTGGGTTTGACTCGAGGAATAAACACTTCGTTTATCTTTTCGGGTGCGGAGAAGGCAATTCCGTCGGGTATATCTTCCACCGGGTCATCCATTGGGATGAACTTTCCTATTAGTCGCGTCGACGACATGGGAATTATTGACATGATTTTGTCACGAGTTCGAGCAGGCGACCAAAGCATTGTTGATAACACCTACGGAGTACTCCGATCAGAGCAGTTACCTATTGCTATTAAAGACATTAAAGGAATAGACCAGAGGGTGACCCTGCGTGACTTATCCGAGATAGAAAAAAAAGGGACCATGTACGACCTTGATTACCTGTTCAGAACGATGATCGGGCGGCAATGGAAAACGGCTTACCGTGGGTATACCGCAGACGTAGGTCTCGCGTTTAGCGTCCCTTTAATGCTCTACTTAAGCCCAACAATGATCTACCGTGTTCGGATGAACCAAGTTTCGTACACGCACAAAATGTTTACCCCCGACATGATACCTATCCACACAGACGTACAACTTGGATTTGAACGTATACCTGACGTCCTCGGGTGGGACTCCGCTAACTTTGACCCCAACTCGGAGTACCAGCCAACAGCGGATCAACTCGAGCGGAGTATTCGAAACCAATGATTAGAACATCCAGTCGATACAACAACCAATCGGTCACTTATTACCTCGACGGTCGTACACAAACGACTCGACCAACAGTCATGAGAGTCAGTCCACTCACTGCGTCGTCTTACCAAGTAAAGACAAGCATCAGGTGGCAGCAAGGCGCCCGGATAGACATGATGAGCGGAAAACTCTATGGAGACCCCGATAAATGGTGGGTACTCATGGACGAAAACCCAGAGATCCTTGATCCCATGGCCGTTGAAGCAGGAACAACAGTGGTAATCCCGTGAGCATGCCTTTTCCCGGAAAAACTACTTTTCCTAAGCCTGTCAAGAGACATATGGTTGGCGGGTTTCGAGCATCGTTTCCACTTACACCGATTGACAAAGACACAGTGACGTTCAAAAAATTAGAAGTACACCAAAAAATTCGGGAACACGACACCGCAGTTATTCGCATTGCATCCCGAAATCTTGACTGGTTTAACCTACTAGGTTCAGGAACACCTATAAAGATCGTGTACTGGTCTTCAAATAGCAGAGTAGACAAAGGATATTTTTACGGGTATGTAACGCATGTTCGTCTTATTACAAACGAAGACAACAAGTACGAGCGCGAAATTGTTTGCGTAGCGGCTTCTAGATCCTTACGAGAAACTTCTCAGAAAACTTACACAAACAAAACTGCTGCCGAAATCGCTTTGGAAATTGGGCAGATGTTTGGATTCAAGGTAATAGCAAAACAACACGGGCTTAGAAGGTCCACCGTAAGCCAGACGGGTGAGACCTACTGGGAGTTTATGAACAAACTTGCTAAGAGGTCTGGGTACATTCTGAGAACAGAAGGAACGACCATGTACTTTATGCCACTATCCGACTACATTAAAACAACCATCGATAGGTCACCACTTCTCAGCGACTACGCCTATGACAACACCAACAGGTACCCGGAACCAACGGTGGAACACGTAGACACATGGGTAGGAGATACCTCCGACGATGAGGACCGATTAAGTGACCCCGCAGTGTTTGTGTCCGTATCCCCCGAAACGGGTGAAGTGAACTACGTACGGCAGGCACCGCAGTCGGTCATTTACCGAAACAAAGCCAGTAGATCAAAGTACGACCGGTTTATGGGCAGCAAGTCAGTCGCGTACAGCAGAAAAGACGCCGAGATACTCGCCAAGGGAGCAGCGGAAAACGGACTTATGGCAATCGATGCCCGGATGACAGCGTCGGGTAATCCCCTGCTGAGTCCCTACAGGACGGTAGAACTGGCGCTTAAAGACAGGACTTTAAGCGGGTACTGGATCGTTAAAGAGGTCACCCACAGCATTAGCAGGGGAACAGACCCCGTGTACCTATGCAACGTTGTTGTCAGCACCGACTCGGTGACAGGGGTCCGGTACACGCCGAGCAGCAGATCATCCAAGTACCGAAACTACGGGACGGATCTCGTGGACGGTTTTAGTAGTAACGAAGCAACTAAGACCCGTCTTCAGGCAACTAGGTCAGGCTTCGTTGTTGGAACCTCCAAAAAAAATAACCTGAGTGGGCGCTGGGTCCATAGTTAAGACCACAAATAACCTTTAGATTGCGGAGAATGACCTTATGAAAGCGATAAGCCTGCCCTTTAGACTCGACAGTTTTGGGAACGTCGCGACCTCGACAGATTTGCCAAAAATTTGGGGCGACAAAGTCAAGACAGTTGTCTCCACCGCGCTAGGAGAACGTATCATGCGAAGCGATTTTGGATGCGCTCTCCCAAACAACTTGTTTGAAATTGCGGTAGACGCACCGGGGTTTGCTGATGGGCAGATACAGGCAGCGTTTACCACATGGCTACCAGAGGTTGAATTCGTGAGAACTGACCTTGAAGAGACCGAAACAGGGACGGTGTCTTTGAACGTAGTTTACCGAATTCCTAAGTTTGATCAGACTAACTCAACGACATACACCGTTTCTATCTGATAGGCATCTACATGGCTGACACTGCACTACCTGCGCAAGTCGATTACACGTCGAGAGATTACCAATCTTTGCGCGAGGACATGATCTCTCGGGTTCAAGCCAAAATACCAGATTGGGCGGGTGATGATCCTGCTGATTTCGGTCTTGCACTTGTTGAAGCCTTTGCCTTCATGGGAGACCTTATGTCGTACTACATCGACAGGGCCGCGAATGAATCATCTCTGTCTACCGCACGAAAACGTTCCAATGTTATTGCGTTGGCCAGAGATTTCGGGTATTCATTTTCGGGGTATTCTCCGTCTAGTGTAGAAGTGACCTTTGTCAACACGTCAACTTTTCCCATATCAATTCCTGCTCAAACTGTGGTTACCGCCCGCGTAAACGTTAATGACCTGACCATCTCGGTACCATTTGAGACGTCGGAGGAACTCACTGTTGCGTCTAACGCAACGGCCAGCGTCGGTGCTGTTCAGGGAGTAACACTGCGGGGCGAACTGGGGTATGGAGAGCCACTCGGACTTTCCTTTGGTACGGCAAGCCAAGTGTTTGAGATACCGGACACTAACGTCTTATCCGACTCCGTGCAGGTGTACGTGTTCGACGGAGTTAACTACCTTCCGTGGAAGAAGGTCGACCATCTGTACGACTACTCTCCACTGTCTCGGGTGTACACGGTGCGGGACACAGGCTCCGAGGTCACCTACGTTGAATTTGGTGACGGAGTCTCTGGGATAGTTCCCTCGGCGGGTCACTACATCTACGCGACGTACAGGGTTGCTGATGGTGTCTACGGAAACGTTCCTAGCGGGAGCATCAAAGAAATCACATCAATACCCGGAGTGGAGTCCTCTGGGATAGCAGTTCTTATTGGATCACTTAGCGTTACAAACGACACTGCTGCTACTGGTGGAACGGACCCTGAAGATACGGAGTCCATTCGGTACAACGCTAGGCAAGCGTACAGAACAGCCACCCGTGCGGTCACTCTCGAGGACTACCAAAACATTGCGTTGACCCTCCCGTCGTGTGGGAAGGCCAGTGCGCAGGCTGAAACTACGAACTCGGTCCTTCTCGCCGTGGCTCCGTACAGAAACGTAGGAGTGTCAGAGGAGCGCCCGGGATTCGAGTACAACGAGGCCACGGCGGAGTGGCAAGAAACTCTTGAAATGACAGCCCTAATAAGCGCGGCGGCTAGTTCAGTTGGCTCGGCATCTTTAGCGGGGTCATCTTTGACCGTGTCAAGTCCTGTCTACACCGCCTTAGAGATATCGGTTTCTGTTACGGCAATTGACTCCCTTCGTCAGGTAGACGCGCTGCGGATTGTGAAACAAACCTTGTTTGAACAGTTTGACTACGCACGAATTCCTTTTGGTGCGACTATTGTGCCATCAGATATTGTGGCCACAGTAGCCAGTCTTGGCGTATCGCGTGGCGTGTCTGTAACAGTACTTAAACGAGAGTCGGACGCAAGTAGTTCAGGGCTTCTCGTGGCTGACCCTGACGAAATCTTTATTCTTCTCGACGACGGTCTTACCGTTACCGTCGATGGAGGTCTGGAAGGTTGATTTACCGAGCCATCGTTGCCGATAACAGGGACCCTAACTCCCGGGGCAGACTGAAGGTCATGATTCCTGCCGTTAGTGGAAACGCAATAACAGACTGGGTTTGGCCAGTAGTCGGTTCTGGGTACCTTGTTGTTCCTGATGCGGGTGAGCAAGTCTGGGTAACTCACGAGAATGGTGACAAAGACTTTCCCGTATGGATTGGTATGACCAAGATCAACGACGAGTACGCCCTTAAACAACAGATAGCGCAATTAACTTCCCAAGTAAACTACTTAGAAAGTGTTGATCCCATCCCCGGTCCTGCTGGACCAACAGGATCGTCGGGATTGACTGGGGCCACGGGACCTCAGGGAACTCCGACTACGGTCAACGGAAAAACCGGAACATCCATAACACTGACGGCGGCTGACGTAGGCGCTGCTCCTTCGTCCGGCATTGCGCCGTCCGCAATCACGGGTACGGCTGTCATCACCACGGACTCTCGTTTATCAAATCAGCGTATCCCAACTGACAACTCGGTCACCTCAGCAAAGATTGCTGATGGTGCAATTGTCAATGCGGATATTAATGCGTCCGCTGCAATTGCCCAGTCAAAAATTGCTAACCTAACAACAGACTTAGCAGGTAAGGTCGGGAGTACAACGGTGTCTAGCATTGTTGTATTGACACAAGCAGCATACGACGCGCTCACGCCTGTATCGACCACTCTCTACGTAATAGTCGGGTAAGCCCAGTGCCCCTTCTTAATTCAGCGTCCGCTATCCGTCAAGGAACTTCTAGTGTCTCAAAAATCTACCTAGGATCGAACGCAGTTTGGAGTGCAAGTTCCTTGGATATAACAAAAACTTACTTCTATGTATCTGAGTACCCAACTGTCCCAGATGGGAGCCCATTACAGGGTTTATCTATCCCTGTTGTACTGAATTTGCAGTACCTATATATTTATTGGCAGTTCAACGAAAGCAACAATCAGCCATTTTTAGGTACCGCTAATGTTCTTTACTCCTCATACGGCGGTTCCGGTTTTGGCGCGGCGGAAGATCCAACAAATTTAGGAAATGGTCTTTGGCGTCAGCGTTTTTATAGTTATTTTACATCCAGTCCCGGACCGTCTGGGTCAAGTCAAACCCTTACGGTGACTGTGGGTGGGGTGGCGGCTACGGCAAACACGGGGTGGACATTTACAGCCTAGCGGTGCTGGTGGGGATGCTACAAGAATCTCAGGTTATTTCTGTGTAAGACTACTGACTATCCCTATGGAGACAAATAAATCGTTGATTTAACCCAGACCTCGGCTCCTGTAAGAGACACAATTAAGACGACGTAAGGAAGGTGCCTATGCCTGCAATTTTTCCCGGTTCTGTTCGGGTCTTCACGACCAAGGTGGACCTTGTTGACACCGTCATGGCCAGCCATGTCAACCTTCTTCAGGACGAGGTCACCTCTGTACAGACAACTCTCGGCACGTCGTTACTGTCTTCGACGTGGTCGGGAACGTATTCGAACACCACCTCTCATATCAACCTTTCTACCCGGTTGATCAACATCGAGGCCGGGGTCAAAGCAGCCAACACAAATCTTGCCGCAATATCTGGCACAGTCGTTGGAACAACAGACTCTCAAACACTTACAGGTAAGACTATTAACGGGTCTAGCAACACAATCACGAATGTTGCTCAAGCCTCCGTTACCAACCTTGGTTCCGACCTTGCGTTAAAGGCGCCCGTCGCGAGCCCTACCTTTACAGGGACCGTCACCCTGCCTACCACCACATCTATCGGCAGTGTCTCCGCAGCCGAGATTGGGTACGTCGACGGAGTGACAAGTTCCATACAGACTCAGTTGAACACCCTCAGTTCAGG